TCGGTCTCATTTGAGATAGGCCCCTCAGCTGGCTCTTCAGCTTCAACTGACCCATTAAAGATTTGGTTAGCTATAGCGATTTTTTCTTGTGCTAATACATCTGATTGTTTATCAGCCACCAACCCGGCAAAAACGTCATTGGCTTTATTAAAATCGCCGTCCAGTACATTCTGGATCAAATCTTCAATATTATTCATTATATTCTCCTTGTATATTATTTATACGAATGAAAAGCTTGACATCCAATTTAATTGTCTAATTCATCGTTTTTAGACAATCTAGCATCACTTTCTTCTTCAGCATCGTCGTTACTCTCACTGGCTTTTTCAAGCTCCGCGATATCATCCTCATCATATCTAAGAACATTTTTCAGAACCCACTCTTTAGTAAAGTATTCACCTACGTATTGACCTACTTGGTCAAGGGTCTGAATCTTCTCCCGGAGGATATCATTTTCCATCAGTTCGGTGAAATGGTTATCACGGAGATAATCAATGTTGATATCGTTTTTCCAATTCTCCCAGTCGTCCTCAGTGATAATCGCCTTCATAAGAAGCTGTTTCTTAAGAAGCTCGATCATCAGTTTACCAAATTTATTACGTAGTTTATCAATAAATTTCTGGAACTTAATTTCTTCTCGGGTAATCTCATTAGATCGCCCCAGTGAAAATTGAGATTCTTGTTCTAATCTATTAAGAGGGACGTTCAATGCTCTATATAGACGTTTTTGGAAATAAATGATATCGTCAATCTGACCCAGATTCTCCCCGCCTGGTAAAGTGGAGATCTCAGTCCCACGACCGCCCTCGCGGCGAGGTAGCCAGATATCTTCGAGCATTGACATATGTTTTCTATCATCTCGAATATCACCGGTATTAGAATCGTAGACCAATTTATTACGATACTTGGTCATGATACCTTTCATATATTCTTCGGCTTTACCCTTAGGTAAGTTACCGACGTCTACATAAAAGATACGGCGTTCTGGCGCTCTAGCTAGACGATATATTACTAGCGAGTCCTCCATCATGCGTAATTGGTTAACGGCTTTTAGTGATTTATGTAGATATGAAATTACTTTTCTGCGGGATTCATCAAGTAGACCAGATGAGACATAACTGACAGAATCTTCAGTTAATTTAACTGCACCCGTCTGTGCGCCTGGCTTTTCCTGATAGACGTAATATTCTTTTACTTTATCGACGACCTTTGCGCCCTGTGGTCCACCAGTCGTATCCCTTTTATATTGGATCTCTCGAATTTTTCGAACCTTTGATGCATCCATGAATCGAATTTCTTGAATGCCGTTTTTCAGATTCGCTTCATCCACGATAATGTGGTGTACTAGTCGTCCATCGATATACCAACGTCTAAACATATCGACGCCATTATCTGCAAAGTTCAACAGAGACAGAACCCGATCGAACTCCTCTTGGATACTTTTTTTAATTTTATCAGAAGCTTCGACTTTATCCAAATTAACATTGACCGGAGCCTGTAATTCGGAAGTCATAATAGCTTCATTGACAATCTCTTCGATAGCCATATCGACCTCGGGGTGCATCGAAGACCCCCGGTACTTCATAACTAGTTGGTAATTATCTTTAGCTTTATCGCCATCAATATCTACATATTGACCATAATGTCCTGCACCTGAAGCGGTAACATAGCCAGCTCCGTCCGTATCTGTTGGAGGTACAATGGATGGAGACTTCTGAGCTTCTTTTTTCTTCGCTCTTTTGATCTCGAATCCAAATAGCTGAAGACTGTTATCTGCCATTACCTTTTCCTTACTCAATAGTTAAGAAGGGCATAACTGCCCTTCTTATTATTTATATATGATCGTATTAGGTGGTACGATCTGAAGTCCAGTATTGGTACTGGAACGTGACCTGATATTCTTGGATCTGATTTTCGTTATCGAATGATACCGAAATCGGGCCTAGATCAGATGGCCACGCATCTACGAACGTCCATTTCTGGCCTTTGACCTCTTTACCGAGCTGTCTATCAATTTGAGCAACGTTCAGTTGGGCAAAATAGTTATCTACCGCACCTTGGTTATCCTCATGATTATTGATAGAATTCATCCACTCTTCAATACCCTTACGAATCTTCATATCACCATCATTGATAATGGTAACTGTCCATGGATCAAAGGTTCTATCGCCTGAGATCTTAAGTTGTCTACCACGGAATGGGATGATAATCGGGGTAATAGTCGAACCAGGGATCTCTGCAGTTTTTACTAGAAACTTAGAGACCTTAGTAATCTCATTAGACCCCAAGCTAGCAGGGAGATTAATTTCGGCTTCGAAAAGGTTGGCTCTAGACCCACCTTTAACCAATTCTGTTTTAAACTGTTGTACGTTAAGTACCATTGTAGCCTCCTTATCCCTGACCTACGACTTCTTCAAACGAAACGCCGGTGCGTACTGCAACAAAGTTTAGAGTGATGTAGTTGATCGATCTGGCCGGTTTAATATATATGCTAGCAATAAACTCGTTATTATCGACGACTGTCGGCGTATTATTTGTCTCATCGCAGACCACGCGGAAATCCGTAATGCCTCTTCTGGCTTGGATATCTCTTAGGTATGGTTCTACAACACCAACAAACTCTGCGCGAGTGAATTCGTCATTGAATTCAAAAACGAGGTTTCTAGCATAATTAGCGATTTCTTTCTCAATCTTCAAGAACAGACGACGAACGTTAATACGATCGAAAGCGCTTGGTCGATTAAGTTTAGTCTTATCGCCGTATAGTAATGTCCCTTGACCAGTCAGGGTTGCAATTGGGTTAACACCTGCTTTATAAAGTGTATCGCGTTGCAACTTAGTAGGGTTAATTGCAAGATCTGTAACTCCGCGGATTTGGCCGCGTCTTGTACCTGCAGGTGAGTACCAAGCGCCCTGTTCTCTATCAGTTGCTGCCATAAGACCTGCTACTGACGAAGCTGCTGGGATCCAGATATAGTTGTCGTTATACTTATCATATACCTTTAGGAAGTTACCAGCAAGGGTTAGATAGGACGAGTTACTATGACTATTAGCTGTAGTTACAGTGTTGGTAACTGCAGTTGGAGCGGCAATATTAACCACATCGCTGCGTGCCGGTGAGGCGACAACTAGTGCGTCTTTACGTGTGGTACCAGCAATAGTAACCAGATCTTCTACGACAGTATCCTGATCGGCCGAGCTGCTCAAGCTTGGAGCAATAAGCAGATCAACGTCAATAGCCTCAACATCCTCTACCGTATCATAAGCTCTTGCCATATCACCCGTTCCCAAAGTGGAAGAATTAGCAGCGTTACCTAATGTATAATTTTTGGCATCAAGACCTGAAATGAAGGTTTTGCTGGATCCTGGTGTAGTTGCAGTACCTACGTTTGAAGCTAAGCCCCAAGCATCCGAGTCGAATGCCAGACTTGAACCGAACGATGCAAAATGTACATATTCTGAACGTTCATTCAGAACAGTTTTAACATAGGTCGATTGACCTTCTGGGGTTTTTGCATCAGTTGCAACTGAGAGATATGGGTATTTTTCTAGAACTGTTCCAGCAGTACCAGAAATGCCACCGGTTTCATCGACAACGACTACGTGGACTTCGTCCGATGTTCCGTTCCGACCTGAAGCATATGCTGAGGTACTTGGCGCGCCATCGAATGATCCGTTGTAACCCCATGCATCAAATGCAGAGTCCGAACCTGAAGCAGGACAGATGGATACTAGAAGATCGTTACCAATTGTGCCTGGGTAACGAGCAATAACCTCGTGACCGCGGACTAGAGAAGGATCACTAGCACTATCGCCAGAGAAGTTATCTAGAGTATCGGCCTGTTGGTCGTAATGAGTTTTATTCTTTACAAAGGGAGCGCTAGTAGGTGTGGTGATCGAGTAAGCGTTTTGTGCTGCAGTTGCACTAGCTGAGTCTCCATCAACCTCACGAATAACGTAAAGCCCTTCTGCATATCTTAGAAAATATGCTGCGCTGTGGAAGTCCACAGTATTAGTTGTGGTAGGAGTACCGAATTGTGCTACCAGTCCTTCTTCATTCTGGACTAGAACAGCTTCAGATACTGGTCCCCAACTAAAATCGCCTGCAATAACCCCAACTGATGTTGGAGTACTAGAGATCGATCCCGATTGATCAATTTCTCTAAAGTTTACTGCAGGAGAAGATGATGGTATACCTAATGCCATTGGATTTTCTCCTTAATTATACGGGTTTTTATCATAATACGGATGTGATCAATTACTATTATTTATGCTTTTTAAAAGCTATGAATTGATGGATCGAAACGCCAATCGGGGGCATCCGGATCCGACTCATCCGTTAATTCCTGAATATATTCTTCATTGTTTTCGATATAGCCGAATGGTAATATATCTGCTTCAATCTCTCTTAGATTTTGTTCAAATAACATCTGTTTTAGATTGATATCCGTAAGATCCCCAAAATAATTAGTTCCAACGAAATAGCCAAATAATACTAAATTCATTACTAGATCATCGTGGTTACCATCACTTGCTTCATAGGATTGTCCTTTCGCAACGAACGTACTTATCTCTATAATAGTGTCTTCATCTACGATCTCAAGCTTATCCGTTTCTATCATATCCTTAAATCCCGAACAACCAAGTCTTTTTACTTTTCTGGTCATTAGAATTCCGATTCCATTTGCTTTTACGCTTGATTCCAGGAACATATTCTCATATTCTAAATCATAATATAATCCATTACAAACTACCTGGCCCGAGTCGTTATTTTCTACTACTACCAAAGATTCGTTGTAAGACTTCGCATACTTATAAATAATATCGGGGAAGAGGATCGGAGAGATAATATTATTTCGATAAACTGCGACTTGCTTCCAAGGTCTAGATGTTACGTCGATTACATTAAAAGTAGAATAATCCTGACCTCTTCCTTTTGCTACATCCACTAAAGTAATATATTCATGACCTTTTTCGGGCTCTGTGTAAATAACAGCCCCATCTGGCCTACGGATAATTGGTTCTTTTGCTCGAAGTTTTAAAAGGGTATCTGCAGCAACTAGAGTGTCTCCTGTCCCCAGGAATGAATTTAAGAACTCCTGTTCAAATTGCAACGGAGAAGTATTAGCAATAGTTTGTTTCTTCCACTCTTCATCGCGGCCGGGTACATCCCACCAATCAACTCTAAAGGGTTTATAATCATTAGTGCCCTGAACCGCACCCTCCCATAATTTATGATATATGTTCCCTATTCCATTAGCGGTGGAGGTGATAATAACCTTAGTATCTTTACCTGAAGATACCACGGGATAAGTTGATGTATAGAACTCAGTAGCACGTTCCACAAAGGCAAACTCATCCAAGTAAAGTAAGTTAACCGACATACCACGAATAGATGAGCCGGAAGTCGCTCGGGCGATGATACGACTATGGTTACTAAATTCTAAAGAGCCTTTATTTAAAACCTTTGTTCCTGGCTGAAGGAAGAACGGGAGATTCTCCAGCATTAAGGTAACCCGCGCCAACATCTCTCGGGCGGTATCCCCTTTGTTAGCCAGGATTGCAACTGTTTTCTCGGGGGTGAAAATCGCATACCACAATAGATACGCAACTGAACTGATGCTATTATGACTTAATATACCATTAGAATAAAACGTATGTGTATCAGAGTTGACAGATAAATCATACATATGTTCTGGGGGAATATTATCCTTAACCACAGATATTACTTTACTGTTACCGTCAATAGTCTGTATCAATGCACCCAAAGAATCCTTAGCATATATCTCAGTGCCATTCGAATCTATAATAATGTGGGTATCAGCGCATTCTATGAAATGCCCATTCTCACAGGTTACTTTCCATATATCATATTTGATGGTCTTTTTGGATGATGTAATATCCTTATACCCATCTTCAGTAAGAATTTCATAATCGGAAACGTCAAACTCTTCAATGAATTTTCTCTCTGTATTATCAGATAGCAACCGCTGCATTGAATGCCTCTGTCGTTTTAAATCCATTATAATTTATATTAATCCTGTGATCTTTATATTCTCTTAATATGGCTTGTTCTTTTTTGAAGCAATCATAAAAATTCATATGTTTATACTCTGTGATAATATCCATATTATGAGACCTGCGTATATGTTGGGTAATATCATCTCTAGTATATACATTGCACACCACACAAACTACCTTGCCCGAGCCATCCTTTTCTAATTCTGCATACAGCCTCGATATTTTTTGACCTATAGGCTTGTGCTTCATATGCTCAAATATCATATCATGAGTTGATATGATGGCATCTATGTTATCTGCGTATAATGGATGTTTAGACCTTCCCTTTGCACTAGATTCCTTGATTATCTTGCTGCATATTTCTTTTAATTCTTTCATGAAAATCACCTATAGCTATACGTTCTTCTTTATTTGTTTTCTTGTTACGTATGTATATATAAGAATCAGATTTTTGACACTTCCCGGATTGACGACATGCCAGGACAATAGAGAATCTATTATCATTGAAATGTTCGAACATTCTCTCCTGATAGGGATAAAGGTCAAAGGGTACAAGGCCTTTATCCAGAGAGATTACTTTACAGTATATCTTTGCGAAATAAGCAGGATCCGTTGAACATTTAATATATTCTTGGACTTCATATTCTGTGAAATTGTGGATAACGCCATCGCGTTTAATGTTAGCGTTACCTAAATAGCCCTCATCATTTGTCATCACTATATTCACTCACATCAATCACGTTATCTTCCTCCTTTTTATTCGAAATAAGCATCTTCTGTAATTCTGCAGTTGATCCTACGAATAGATTATTGGTGGTGGGGGGTAAGGCAGCTTGATCAGCGGGCTTTGCGATATCTTTCTTCTTTTTATGGATATCCATAAGCCGGTCGTTTACATCACTAATATTCTTAATCATACCGGACAGTACTTCATAAGATCTAGGGTGTTGGCTCTCATCCGCCACATCTAACATTGATCCCAGGGCTTCTTGCCCGGTAGCAATTAAATCCAGATATACCTTACGAGAATATTCAAAATCATCTTCAACTTGTCTATCAGAGTCACTCATTATCTTATCCTATATAATCCACCTTCGTAGTTGTGAAGCCGTAGTCGGAATCCGGATCGACGTCAAGCGGGTTCGGTACTGTTGTAATCTCGGTAACTGGTCCGTCAGAATCACCCATAAGGAAGTAATTAGTTTGTACACTCCTGATAATGGATGCATCCCCGATTGGCCCGTAGAACATTACTTTCATCTCAAATGAAAGCGTGTAGATAATAGTTCTTCGTACGTCTACCGGACCTTCGAAGTCATCAGTGAAGGCCGATGATACAATAGTGATCGGAACATCTTCTTTGATAGTCGGATAAGCATTAAATGGTTTAAGGGTCAATGTGTACTGCGGAGCAAAATATGGAATGATCTGCTCGACTATTTGCAGCGCATCTTCTTGCGTATTAGCATATATGTTTAAGTCGAAATATAGGTTATATGGTACACCCGCATAAAAAACTTTCTTATTGGTATCTGTATCATAAGCATTAAATTTGTTTGTTTTACTGGTCATACGTGTCGAATCATACTGAATCGAAGTCATTTCAAACGAAATGCGGGGGAGCTTCAGCGCCACCTTTTGATCAGTAGCCAGATCCTGCTGTTCCCGAATCCTCTCAAGGTATTTCATCCGCGGTGCGTATGCCAGTGGAACCTTCTGCTGGTTTAATACCCCACCCGAAGCATCCTGCCGTACCACATATAGGTTATTAAACAGTGAGCCGAAGGTGGCTACTGATTTCCTAATCCTTTCATGGTAGAAATGTGATCCAAACAAATTCCTGCTCCTACACTCTGGATAAGTTTATTAAAAATACTTTAAATGTCATGCGGGATCTCCGAATGGATTGCTTTCTGAGAAGTCCAAGAAATCAACTAGACTATCGAAATATTGGTTCTGCTCAGTATCAGTTGATCCGGCTTTGATTAGACCCTCTTCTTCTACTAACGTTACAGTACCTGTTGCAGAAGAGGATGCACCGCTAATACTTCTATCCGTAACAAATACGTGATAGTTACCATCATTAGCTCCGACGTGGATAAGCCCCAGCTTATTATCCGAATCGCTCCAACGAGATACCTCACCCGAGATAATAGTACCGGATGCAAGGGTCATATTAGCAGTTTCCCCTAATACGAATGTACCAGATTGAGCGCTATCGTTAAGGGTAAGCATATAGGTATACGCATAATCCCGCTCAATGGAATCGATAACCTCTACGTCAGTATCGAAATCTTCTCCGTTATACTCGAATAGTTCACAACGTAGTGAATATGTCGGAAGGTTGGTTAACTGATAGAATGGCTGTTCATGCTCAACGTGCATGATCTGAAATAACTTACGGGAAAATGGGATATAAAGTAAATCCCCTTCTGCGGGCCGAGGAGCATTGATATCATTATCATACCTCTGAACCGTCTGTTGCCACCTCTTACGAGAAACAACGAAGGTTGCCTGATCCCGAATTTCGATACCGAATCGGGTGAATAGATCTCCCTCTCCATCAAAGCCATCAGTGTTCTCGATGTACATCTCAACTTTATATGACGAGTTAAACCTAGAAGTGACGTCTTCACCTAAGATCTTATCTTCAGCAATAATATCGCGTGGAAGATAGTAGATATCCTGACCATAAATTTTCAAGGATTCAATAGTGATATCTTCGAAAAGATTTTGTTCTGATCTTACATCATATCTGAAATACGGATTACGCATTTTATTAGCCTATCATCATATCTGCAGGAAGCTCATAGGTCAGTCTCAAGTCTTCCTCTAGTTTCTCAATCTCCTGGATCGCGTCGTCGTAGATCTGTCTGCCATTTAAGGTGACCCCGCCCGGTAATTGCATACCCTCGAATTTTAGCATATTGTTGCCCCACTGTCTTTTAATAAGAGCCGTGGCGAATTTCTTGAGCCACATATCATCCCAAACAGAGGTATATGTAGTGCCATCGACAATCGCATAAGCCTCTAGTACGACATAATCGTCCTCGACGAGATCGCCATCAACTGTATCCCCATGGATGTAGAGTCTGTTCTGTCTACGTGCAAATGTAGTAGTTGGTGCACCATTTAACTTCATGTCCAACATGGAAAGGTACTGTTGGGTTTGTTCATAGAAAGCCAGACCTCCAACGTAACTCTGCATATCAGTAATATCGTTGAGCATCATTTGATACTTAACATCGAAGAAGTTCCTCGAAGTTTGGAATGAAGAAGTGAGGGAAAACATTCTAGTGACTGAGATGATATCCGAGGATAGAGTTATGTATCCATTCGTGATATCCGCCGCGGACATCTGATGTTTAACGAAAGTCCTTACCGTTCCATCGGCATGGAATTCCCGATATTTTTCCAGCGCTTCATCGATGCGATCCTCAATTTGGTCTGGATCGACATTAATCTCGATCACCGGAGAACCTAACTTTCTTAGTGCGTAATCTGATAAAGCTGATCTAGAGGTTACTGCCATTTGAGATCCTATTAGTTTATACTATATTTACTTCTATTTATATTAATTTTCATCTCCAGTATAGCGACTTGACCACATAGTAAGGCTATATTTAACCCCCTCTTGTAAGGTAGTGCATTCATGTCCGTGGGTAACCATACCCGGAAATAATATTGCCTTACCTGGTGGGATATCCGCATTACTGATACCCTGCCGAGGAAATTCTAATACCGCCCCTTTATAATTATCATTCAACTTAACTGAAGCCGTAACAAGACTTGCATCATGGTGCATAGCGAGAGATTTCTGTGTATCAACTGAATACCTCATTACAAAGGCATCTCTCAAACCATACATTTGAATTGGCCACCAATGCTTCTCGATAATAGGATAGAGATTTTCTTCCCAATGTTTAAGGAGATCATTCCATAGGCCCAATTCTTTCATTCGAATTTCATAGGCTGGGAATTTATCTCCAGGTAATGGCTCCCATTCCCCGTGCCCATCAGCAATTTCAATTAACTGTTCACATTGATCACTTGTCATGAAATCAACAAGTAGCATATCCTTTTCAAGTATATCAAACTTTCCCATGGATGGGATATACAAAGCAGTGGAAGGTTTAAATATCTGATCGTATTTCCGTGCAAAGTCTTCCTTTGCCTCGGTCCCTCCGTTTCCGTGATACACTAATCCGTAACAATGCGTCTTGGGATTAAAGACCTGATTATTCAATACGTAACATTCAGGATCATAGGTGGTAAAGATGTATTGTTCAACATCTAATCCAATAGTTAAACCGTGGTCCTGGATATGCTGATTATTGATAGGGATATTCAATACCCTTTGTTGATAATAGAGCTGATCATCATAATCATCAGGAACATCTGATTGAATTAGCTGCAATATAGCACTCGACGTGCCTATAAAGGTACCACTGTTCAGATACTTGTATTCAGAAATAGTATCGGGGAACAGATCTCCTAAAGATTCATCGGGCCAGCAGTTGTTCTCTCCGGCAAATAGAATATCAAACTTTGTATCTAAATATCGGCGGACGATCTCTTCCAATGAACCCGTGTAAAATACATCATAGGCATCCGTAAACAGAACCACGTCATGGGGTTTTAATTTGGTAAGATATTCTCGTAGTAAGCGGATCTTCATCGCCCCGCCAGTTACTGTCATATCGCCACCAGTCCATTTTTTATTGATCCCGAGGTTCTTTACATCAAACCCATTTATGGTAGCGCTGGACATTAACTTATTGCATCGAGTGGTATCCGTGCCAACTGTTACGGCGTGCATACCAAAATCAATAAACCAATCCTGATCAGATTGTGGTTCTATATTACTCCCCCACTCAGATCTAGGTAATTGATTGACCCAATTGGTATCTAGCGCTCTGACGTTTTTGCCATATTCCCTTCTCATATCTGAAATGAATTCATCAACAGGGATAACTTCCTTATTGATTTCGCATGCAACCATCCACTGTGCTGCGTGGGGATTCAATATGTAAGCGTGTGCATTGTAGGGGTAGGCCGGAATGATAACATTATCATACTCTGGATGTTGGATAACATTTTCCGGTTCATTTTCATTATATCCCAAGAGAAGAAGGCTAATATCCCCCTTATTCACCTTCATGATTTCTTCGAGCTTCGATTCATCCCAAAGGTCCCAGTTAATATCGATATCATCTTCAAATATAATGCAAGGCTCAGCCGCTTCTAAGACCATTTCCCACGCTTTAAAATGGGAAGCAAAACATCCCATTTCACCAACCGTAATAGGCCGTCGGGAGAATGGATCTCGCCACCCCTTCTTGGAAGAAAAGTTGGTATTATTAATAGGGGAACTGAAGTCAGCGGTTTTACCGTCTACAGCGGTAATGAACTCAATCTCACCAATTTTAGGAGCTATCTCAGTATTGATCCGAGTTCGTCTATCCCGGCGCGATTTAAGATTTATACAAATTTTTCTCATAATATTCTCCAAGGGGGTTTACAAATGTAGATAAACCTGATATAATTATACGTAGCACATACAGGAATATTTATGAATGTTTTTCAAAGACTTTTTTAATTTCGTAGACTCTCC